GACACAGGCTATGGGGGATTAGCTCAGCCGGGAGAGCGCTTGCATGGCATGCAAGAGGTCAGCGGTTCGATCCCGCTATTCTCCACCAATCAAGAGCAAAACGAACACAGAACCGCCATTCAAATGGTCGGTAATGTGTTCGTTTTGTTTTGCGAGATTCCAAATGTCACCCTGACATGAAAAAAGCGCCCACGTTACCATCATCGGTAGCGTGGGCGCTTTTCTGTCTTAATTTACCGAAAATCGGAAAAAACTCCCGAAATATGAAGTTTTCTGCCAAAATGCAGACAAGCCGGGTACATATCGGCTAAAATTTCGGTAAAAGGAGACAAAAGGCTATGATTAGAATTTTGCTGTCTACCCGCCTCGGCGAAAGGCGGATGACACAGAGCGAACTTGCACGTGCAACAGGGATTCGCTCCCAGACCATCAATGAGCTGTACCACGATTTTGCAGAGCGAGTCAGCCTGGATGATCTCGACCTCATTTGCGAGGCCCTTGACTGCGAACTGGATGACCTCATCGTGAGAGAGCCCAACCCGGAGCGTAGGGTCAAAGAGGTGCGGCACATCCCTCAGACCGTGAACAAGTCTCGCAAGAAATAACCTCTCCTGCCCGGATGCGTCAAGCGTCCGGGCTTTTTTCGTTCTCATCCGGCACGAATTCCAGAAGATCTGCGGGCTGGCAGTCCAGAACGGTGCACAGCTTGTCCAGAACGTCCAACGGAATATGCTTGACGGAGTTGTTGTTCATGCCCGACAGAGTGGGCTGGCGAATCCCGGTCATTGCGACCAAATCCTTTTGTTTGATGCCTTTTTCGGCAAGCACGGCTTTCAACTTGATGCGAATCATGTAAGCACCTCCCTTTTCTTCACTATATCACACTCACCTGAAAATTGCAACGCTTTTCGTAAAAATATTTACGAAAAATGTTGTTTTACTATTGACATACAACGAAATTCGTTGTATAATATAGACATAGAGAGGAGGTTACGAGGTGCAAGGGAGCAACCCAAAGGGGGTGATGCTCCATGACAAGCAAGGAATTTGCAAAGCTCACCAGAGCCGAGCAGGTAGCCCGCTTTGAAGCATACAAAAAAGCGGCTCAGGATCGCACCCTGAACCGCTAACCGCTAAAAGCCCGTTATCCACAAGCCCCTTGCACCTCCATTTTATTTTTTTATTGAAGATTTGTCAAGAGTAAATCGGAGGTTTTCAGCATGAAGTTCATTGATATTAACCGCGAGTTCACCGCAGCAGCCAACAGCTACATGGCACAGGGCTACTACATCAACGCCGGAACGATGGGCGGCAGTCAGGGTGAGGTCGCTCACATCGACCTCACCAACGGCACCGAGATCATCCGGGTGCTGCTCACCACGTTCAACAACTACCTCGGCACCGAGGGTGTGGAGCTGATTGTTGGCCGGGTCAAGGACGACATCAAGCCCAATCAGGAAGACCGCTGGAGCACCGTTTGGAATGAGCGTTTGGAAGTCATCAGCAGCAAGAAGTTCTACCGTCTGAACAACCGTGCCCAGGATGGATTCTACGGCACAGAGGAGGAAGCAAACGCCGCCGAGGAGAAGCGGTTTGACCGCTATAAGAGCCGCCGCAGCAATGACAGTGCGGTGGATGTGACCACAAAGGCCGCTCCGATGGTCAAAAAATACATCCACGAGAAGTTCGGTGTCCGGCGCGTGAAGATGGACGACATCAAGGTCGTCAAGCACGGTGGCCGCTACACCGTTACCTACCACAAGCACGCTGCACAGCTGCACTAAGGGGAGGGCGCAAAGATGGTCACGATTCAGAGCCAGAACTTCGGCGTTGAGATTGAAATGACGGGCGTTTCCCGCGGAACAGCCGCCTCCGTCATCGCCAACTACTTCGGTGTCGGCGGTATCCACTTTGCAGGTGGCACCTACCAGACGTACGAGGCCAAGGATAGCAAAGGCCGCGTATGGAAGTGCATGAGAGACGGTTCCATCACTCCCCGGCGGCGCATAGGTGGTGCAATCGTAGAGGCAGACGATACCTACCGCTGCGAGGTCGTGACCCCGATTCTCCAGTACGAGGACATCACCGACCTGCAAGAGGTCATCCGGGCACTGGTCAAGAAGGGTGCCATGGCGAACAGCTCCTGTGGTATCCACGTCCACGTTGACGGTGCGAACCACACGCCCGAAAGCCTCTGCCGACTGCTGAACTTCGCCACCGGGCGGCAGGATCTGTTCTACGAAGCCCTTCAAATTGGCAGCCGTGCAGACCACTGGTGCCACAAAATCAATCCTACCCTGTTTCGTGAAATGAAGAAGAACGGCAGAGCAAGCCGGAACGATGCAGAACGTATCTGGTACAGCGTGGCGAATGACGGATACGATGGCGGCGTGGATTCCTCCCACTACAACAGCACCAGATACCACGGAATCAACCTCCACGCATTCTTTACAAAGGGCACCGTGGAGTTCCGGCTGTTCAACGGCACAACTCATGCCGGCCGCATCAAAGCCTACGTCCAGTTCTGCTTGGCAATGAGCGCATGGGCTATCAACTGTGACCACGACAATCTCCACTTCAAATCCGTTGCCGGGTACACCCAGCAGCAGAAACACGACCTCATGCTCCGGGTGCTGACCAAGCGTCTGGGCATGAGAGGCCCGGAATTCAAGACCGCTCGGTTGCATCTCACCTCTGCATTTTTGACAGAGGCCGAGAGTGAAAATACCGCCGCCTAAAAACCGAAAAGCTGCGCTATCTGGCTACACGGGCATTTGGAGGATATGACAATGAAACTTTACAAATACTCCGGCACCATCGAGGAGCTTGCCGTTGAACGCGGCCGAATCTCCTATATCAAACTCTTTGATGTGACCGACTTCGACAAAGCACCAACCAGACTGGAAGTCTTCGGTGCGCTCGGCAAGTACATTGAGGCCATCGAGTCAACCGATGCCGAAGAACGGTACATCAAGAGTGATTGGTACTTTGACAGCAGCCTGTATCTGCGCCGCATTGAAGTCCCTGGCGTGGGCGATTGGCCGGCAAAGATTATCACCCAGTCGCCTGACGACATCGACCAGCTGGAGATCTTCGGAGAGCGGGAGTACATCGAAACCAGCAAGCCGAAGTCGATGCCCGGCGAGGAAGTGAACCGCTGGCTGATGTGGGAACGCCAGAACATGAAGTAAGGAGGTCATGACCATGTTCAGTATTACCGATAATGAGAGATTGCGGGATGCGTATGCACTTCTGATGTTCATGCAGCGCGATATTTCAGCCTCTGCCGAAAAGAAAGCCGCTGTGAAAAACTTGGCCGCAACCGTCAAGATGGAGATCCGGGCCTACAATAACCGCCCCGTTTCCAATGTGCGCATTATCAGTGCCGACTATGACGGCCGTCTGGAGCTTGTTCAGCTGCCCGATGAATTGGACAAGGCGCACAAGGCGGATGCTGCCAACTGGTTCTGCGGCAACTGCTATCTGGAAGCTTACAACAGCCCCTATGACTGCACAGGGCAGGAGTTCACGAATTGGTTCTATCTATTCCGGCGGCGCGGTCACTGGTTTGCATATCACTCGGTTAGCCGAGATGTTTAAGGAGGAAGTACAATGACGGACGAAAAAGCTATCGAAAAGATGCTCTATGACCAGCAGCAGGGCTGGCCGCTGTGCCCCCGCTGCGGCGAGAGGATGCCGGACAAACTGACCCACGGAGCACTGAGCCGCCACGCCAAGGGCGTGTACATCTGTGAGGCCTGCGGCACCGATGAAGCTCTCCGGGACTGGACCGGGAACGTCAAACCGCTGTCCGACTGGGTGCTGATTCGCGTATACAATGGAGATCTTCGGAGGTAATCGATATGGAAGAAATGCTCCTGTCACTGAATGGACCGTGGTCAAACGCAGCCTGCATCGGCTACTGTGTCATGGCGATGCGCAACGCTGGTTTGAGCGAAAAGACGCAGCGCAAAGTCCTCGATGAACTGACCCGGTGCTTCGACGATGTGAGTGTTGAAGATGCTGCACAGATGAAGTTCTAAACAAACAAAAAATCCCCCTACACTGGCCCGAAGGTCAATGCAGGGGGATTTTTGCGCGCTACCGAGGTAGCCAAATATAAAATCAAGAGTGGACCATGCCGGGCCGCTCTCTACAAAAGCCGAAGCTTTTCAAGTGCCTCTATTTTACACGGCACTCATGCAGCAGTCAAGACTTTTTGCCCAGTGCTGCGGTCATAACATCAAAGGCGTGTTCGATGACAGCATCCAGCACCTCGTTGGTGATGGCCCAACGGATAGCCGCCGGGCACTTGGCGCGGAGAGCAGCGAACACCTGCTTCTTCTTTTTGGCGCCCTGACCGCTGCCCATGATGGACAGCTCGGCCTTTTTGACCAGTTCCAGAGCCAGATCCTTGACGGTGGCCTTGTAGCCCAGCCGGATGCCCCCGACTGCCAGTGCGATAAAGCCCGCCAGCATCAGGACGATGGCGACGGGAGCGGGAATAAAGTTCAGCATAGCTTCCATGATATTGCCTCCTATAAGTATCAGCGGCGCGGGGAGCCACCCCTGCGCCGTTTTGTCGTGTTGGTTATATCGGATGTTTCACAGGTACTTGGAAGCCCCGGAAATGGCCTTCCAGCTGGCAGGGCCGCAGATGCCGTCCACGGCCAGTCCGTGCGCCTCCTGCGCCAGGAGCAGGGCGTTTTCCGTTGCCTCTCCAAACAGGCCGTCAGGCGTGAGCTTGAGGAGCCGCTGGAGCATCTTTGTAGCCGCTCGGTTGGCGTCCCCGGTACAGCCCCGACGGATGGTGGGCAACACGAACTTGTTGTAGGTCGTGCTGGGGTACTGGCCCGGCGTGGTGCAGAGCCACGTTGCTTTCGTGCCACGGGTGTCGGCGTGGACAAATGCTCCACGGCTGTGCCAGTAGATGCCGATGCCGCCGAACCTCACGGCCTGTGCAAGGATGCCCAAGGCCACCGGGTTGATGCTGCGGTTTGCCGTCCGCCAGTCCGCCGCCATGCCGTAACGGTGCTTACTGCCTGAGCTGCCTTTAACCGCCGCATTATGCGGAATGCAGCGGTAGCCGCTGGTGATCTTGAGCGGAACGCCCAGTACATCCCGGATGCGCTGCAGCTTGTCCACCAGCTCTGTGTCGATCATCTGGGCGGTGCACTTACCGCACTGGCACTCGAACTCGTCGCGGGTGAAATTTTTACTCAGTGCGGTGGTGTCACCGCGCTGATAGGTTACGACGCTCATAAAATCAGCCCCTTTCACAGAAAATCATGACTTTCCAAAAGCTCATCGTAAACGCGGTTGATATTATCGATGGCATGGACGCACTTTCCATTCGGAAAATTTTTGTGCGTCTGGCAGTACGTTTCATAGTCATGGACGGTACCAAGCATTTCATCGAAGTGCTCTTTCGTATGCCGCCGGTCGTGGAGCAGCTCATCATTGAACCGCAGGATCTGCGTTCTCCAAAGGCTGGCAGTCTGGGCATCGTCCTTGGCGATGTGCTCATCAAGCCTTTCCCGCGTCTCGGTCTGGCACTGCTGCATCGTATCAAGCCGGGCCATCACATCGGCATTCAGGCGGCGGCCAACAAAGTGGATGATGGCCGACCACGGGTTGATCTTGATGGGCGAAACCTCAATGAGCGAGAGCAGCACCAAAACCATCCCGCCACCGCTCCAGAACAATTCTTTCAAATTCACAAGCCATCCCCCTCACTGAACCAGCGCGGCGATTGCCTGCAAATCAAAAATCGGAGCATCAAAAAACGCTCTCGCCCACAGCCAGTAGTCTTCGGACTCCGGGCGGCGGTACTTTTGGCAGAGTGCCGATGCCCAAACCCGGTTCCAGCGGGTCTGATAGTCCGCATCCCGACGCTCAAGGCTCCGCTGGATGTTTCCTACCAGATCCCCGCGCACGGTGCCGTTACCGTCATCATCCTGCACAAAGTAGTCCATGCCGTTCTGGCTCCCCACAGCACACACACGCTGGTTTTTGTGCATAAGAAAACCGTCCTGACAGGTCAGGGCGGTTCCATAAGGAATATTAACTTTTCCATCTATGCCGTCGAAGCGCGCCCGGCGGCGGGCGATAAAGCGTTCATGCTCCACCATGGGTTAGACCTGCTCTTTCTTTTCGGCGAGCATACCGGTCAGTTCGGCGTAGTGCTCATCGGTCAGTTTGCCGGCGGCGTAGAAAATATCGATCTTCTCCGCCAGACCATCGGTACTGCCGCGATCAATCATGCGCAGACAGGTACGGTACAAAACCAGTTCCGTTGCTTTACTCATTGCCTTTTCCTCCTATCAGGTATTCTCAGTGTCATCCGTATCGGAGACATTCAATTCCAGAAGAGTCAGGCGATAAGCCTGATCCACGTTCATCTCGTCGGCATCATCGATGGCAGCTTTCGCTTCCATAATCCAGCCACCAATGTCGGTCGGCTCCAAAATGACGCTCTCTGCATCATCCAGAGGCTTCCGACCAAACAGGTGGTATGGAGTGCCGGCATAAGAAATGCCCGAAGCATCGGGCTCCGGGCAGAGAATATAGCAGCCGTTTTCGGCTCGTTTGATGTAGGTCACGTCCTCGGTTAAGGCAAGGATTGTGCCATCATTGGCTTTGACAATTTTTTTGAGCAAGGTACTTTACCTCCAAAAATAGCGTAGCAAAGCCGCCGCAGACGCAGCAGCCGCCCGTGGTCATCAAAATTTTTGTAGTAGGCTTCTTGGCAGCACATATACTGCGCTACCTCCTGTAAAGTCCGTTTCCCGGCCAGCCACTCCCTGTGAAAAAGCTTGAGTTTCCGGCGGGCACGTTTCACGCCATCACGGCTTCCGTTCACCTTGATTTTTCCGGTTTCGGTCAGCGTGAAGCGTGCCTTGCACCACCTAAAAGGCTTTGTCAGCGGGATGATTTTGCACTTCTTCCGGTTTACTGGGATGCCAAAAGATTCAAAGCGACGCACGATTTCATGGCCCAGTTTCTTCAGTTCTTCCAGATCCGGGAAGATAATGAGGTAGTCATCCATATAGTGGCAGACGGCTTTAAGGCCCAACTGACACTTCATCCAGTTGTCAACCGCACTCGGCAAAGCCACCATTTCCTGTTGGCTCAACTCAACACCAAGAGGCATCCCACGCCCAGGAATGGACGATGGCGCACTCTTGACAATAGAGTCTGCCAAACACCGCAGGTCATCGTTCAGGATAAGCTGCTGGTGCCGCTGATAGATGATTGACTGAGGGGCATAGGGAAAGAACTTTTTCAGATCGAGCAGCAAAACGCCGCCCGCACGGCCATATTTGCGGTAATGCCGGGCGAGTTGCTGTTTGATGCGCTTGTACTGCCAATGCAGCCCTTTTCCCTCCCGGCTTGCTCCATTGTCATAAATCAAGCTGGGAGAGTAAAGGGGCACCAGCACCTCTTTACTGAGGACTTTATGGATCTGTCGATCCGTGATATGCGGAGCGTCAATCGGGCGAACCTTGCCGCGCTCACAAAGGGTAAAATGCACATAGGGCTTCGGTTTCCAACTCTTTTGCATGACCTCACGCCGCCGTCTTGCGGTGCCTGAAAACAAATGCCGTTCAAAATTCTGGACAGACTGTTTCCAGCGCACATTGTTGCAGCACTTCTTGCCATACATATACATTGTGTGATAACTGAACACTTCACCGATGGAGCCAAGAGCTGCGCAGCGGGCATCTCGCCGGGCTTGCCGTGCAGCTTTACGGCGCTGGTATCGCGCCTCATGCCGTTCCTGACTTGTCATAAAATTATTCGCTCCTCGTACAGATGTTTGTCGGGCACCATCTAATCTGCGTTACGCTGACACATGAAACAAGGTCAGGTGCGTCCCTTGCCATGCAAGAAGCGTCCGTGTCAGCATATCGAAAAGCAGTTTTAAGGCTTTACGCCCAAGGAAGTATCTCTCCTTTTGCATGGGTCGTCTTTCGCCGGAGCTACTCCATTTGACCCAGCATTGCAAAATCCGGGAACCAGCGCCAAAGAACGGTTTGCATTGTAATTGTTTGCGCCCCCGCCCGAGTCCACAGCACAGAAATTGTTGTTGTTATTGTAGTTAGGGGACCGCAGCCGCCACGCCGCCGCCAAGCAAGTTTACAGAGATACACCTACTCTTAAAAATCAGGCTTTCGGATTGAGTTTTTCAAGCATACCTTTCAAAAGGTCGTCTTCCTTGTCAATCAAATCGCCTAACTTTTGAGCCATTTTATCCAGCTTTTCCATCGCCTTACTCGCATCAACGCTTTTCCCTGTAGAGGTCGTAAAACACCCCTGCGGGTTCTGAGACATGATGAGGTAGCAGTGAGTCAACTGGACATCCAGCGCCATCAAGGATGCCCGTGCTTCCAACAGATGCGCCTTGCGGAGCTGCCTCCGCTGGCTATCTGAGGGAAAGATGCTGTTGGCCTTTTCCGCCTGTGCGATGATCTCACAGGCCAGTTTGGCCACCGGCTCCGCAATCAGCCGGGAATACCGGGCTGAAAGACGGGTCAGAAAGTTTATCGTTTCGATGTAAATCGCATTGGCGACATTAACGTACTCGGCTTTACTTTCTGTGCGTTTGGATTTCAAGACAGACATACTTTAGTCTCCTTTGGGGTCATCGAGGTCGATTTCCCCTTGCTCTCGCTCGACTTCTTCAAGGTGCTTGAGCAGAACATACTCTATGTAGTTCGTGATAGACCGATGTTCTTTTGTTGCCAAAACACCAATCTTATCGAAAACCTCATCGGACAGGCGCAACGTGAATACGCGCTTGTTGGTTGCCATACAATACCTCCTATCAAATAGGTTTTGAAAGCATTGTATAGCATTTTTGATGTAATGTATGCACTCATAAAGCAGTCGAGTGATAGCATTTTTGGCTGTTTTTCAAAAATTCGCGCGGGGCGCTGACGCGCCCTTTGGATTTTTTGAGGGGAACTTTCTGCTTCTCGCCCACTTCCGTGGGCGAG